AAGTGTGAGCCTTTAAACGATATCAGCACATACGAATTAGCAAAATATGTAGTTGAAGGATATGAGTATCCAAAGACAAAAGAAGAATCGATTGATTTATTTCTGGAGTGGTTCAAATATTATAACGTTCACGTACCGTATTTAACACGGAATAGTAGTTATAGAAGAGGGCGAAGAGAAACTTTAGAAGAAGTTGAAAAGAAACTAATTGAATTAGGTATTGTAAATTTAAAATAAAGTTCTCATTTTACCGAGATAGGAGGAAACTTATTTGAAAGGTACTTATAATGAGTTGAACAGTATTCGTAACATTATAAAAGAATGGCAAAGCAATACATATGTACATCCATTGACATGTGGAAATGAATCAAGACATCAAAATTTAGTAACTCAGCTTGATAAATATGAAGATAATTTTGAGCTACTGCTCGTCTGCAAGGACTGCAATTGGAAACAAGATATACCACCATATTTTATACCAAAAAGTAATTAATAAGGAGTGATGATATGTCAAAAGAAAATTGGCACAAAGGGTATAAAGAAATTAAGAACGCTATACATAATGATATTGGAGTGACCAAAGAAGAAGTTTTAGACGTATTCCGTCAAGTAGCGAAAGATGAAATCCAACAGATTGTTTCTGACAGTAAGCCATTCATTTATAACACTATTAGAGAAGTAATTAAACATGAAATGATTGATGCTATAAATGAACATAGATATCCAGAAATAAATGGTCGCACATGGATTTACGGACGAAATGACAATGGTAAAAATAAATTTAAAGATTACATTGCAGGTGTAATGAAAGAAGAGATTGTCAATAGACTTAAAGATCAGTTTGAAGTTAACTTAAATATTAATAAGAAAGAGGAGAAACTTAATAACTATTTGATTGTTTACTATAATCGATTTGCCAATGAAACTCAAACATACAAAGTAGCAGCAAAGAATGCATTTCGAGCAGGAAGGTTGTTTTATCAAAAGAAAAATAGAAAAGCTTATCATGACTGTATTGAGACAATTGAAGAAATCTAAATACAATTCCGAATTTATACAGAATAGGAGGATCAGTAATGGCTAAAGCAGGAGATGTATTTATTTTTGAAGACGGTCAAAAATGCATGGTTGTAGATAACATTCTTAAAAAAGGTAGATTTGACGATAATGGTAATTACAATATGTGGGACGACAGCAGATGGCTGCTTGTAAATTTAGATACAGGAAAAGTAGAAATTCATTATCGACATGGAATACCTTATGAGCATGGAGAACCCTATGTCCCTATTTGGGGAGGAGTTTCAAAAGTAATTAGATTGAATGATATTTAATTAAAATGCAGATTTCGTGGAGAATCGGAGGGGAAAGAAATGTTAAAAGAGTACATGTTGAAGAAGTATTTAAAAGATGTAACAAATAAATCAGCAATGCTTTATTATGGATTTGCCTTAAGACAAAACAATGATAAATACTATTTTTCAATGGTTGGTCATCACACATATGATTTTTGGCTAGGCGAAGGTAGAACTATTGAAGATGCAGTCAAAAATGTAAAAGTGGTAACAAATTGTTACAATTATGAAGATTATCAATCATTGGCTAAATCTCTAAAATCATATGATCAAGTTGAATTTGTTTATAAGCCCGAAGAAATCATGGAAATGAAAGCGTATAGTATGTTTTCAGATCATTCTGTTGAAAGTCTTTACACATTTTGTGACAAAGCAGAAGCTCATGATTTCTTTGAAAGAAGTAGTCACTATAAGATACTCCAAAAGATAGAAGAAAGATGGGTTGATGTTACCAATGAATTTAAATGTCGTTAAATTAATATATTAATGAAAAGGAGATATAAAAATGAATACATTTCAAATGGATAATATGATGTTTAAAATGAACGTTGATTTATTTAAAAAAGAAGAACAACTTGAATATATTCGTAAATCAATAGATGCGGAGATTGCAACGAGAAATCATCAGGATATGACTGAAAAAGAAAAAGGTATTTTAGAAGGTTTGCTTATTGCAAGTAAAATTGTAAATAAAGGAGAGGTTTAATGAAGTCAAATATATTTATTCCACAGCAGATAAACGTTGGATTTCGTGAGAGAAAAGATACGTACACTGGTAAATTGGCTTACATCGTCTATTTTGATGAAAAAGGAAAACTAAGAAAAGAAACTTCATGGAATGGTTGGAGAGATAAAAATATTGAGAATCAGATTTACGAAAACACCCCCACATCTGGTTTTGTGTTGAATAAAAAAGCAGGTGGATATAGTACGGGGTGGAATCATAGACAGACATACGTGAGAGTTTATGATCCTAGAGGATTTGAATTTGAAATCAACGTAGCAAACCTTTTATACATATTAGAAAATACAAATTCCATTAAAGGGAAAGGTTTAGAAGGTGAATTTACATACGGATGGGATGGGAAAGATTTAGTCTTAGTACCAACAGAATCACCAGATTACATAGAAATTTCTAAGTTAAATTCCCTTAGATATGCAAAGAATTTTGTGAAAGCAAAAGACTTAAAGATTGGCGGCACATATTTAAATAAAGACGGTATAGAGTATATCTATATGGGTAAGTTTGATGAATACCGATATGGGGAGAAAAAGAAAGGCAAATCATTTTTCTTTTGTGATCGCAATCGTGAATACAGTAGCTTTGAAACAATGAGAACTACTAGTCAACGTCTTGTAGATGTAGTTTCAGAGGACTGTGCAGAAGATTATGCAGAGCTATTTGACAAACTAGAGAACCAAACAATCTACTCTCCTGTAGATGATAGTAAAGATGAGTATGTTCCTTTGACAAAAGAGGAGCTTGAAGAGATATTTAATAAATCAACATATAAGTATGTTTATGTATTAGGAGCATTAAAGGGTAAAGTTGAGAAGAACTATGGCAATAGAGTAGAAATAAGAAATAATAGAGATACAGGTGAATTTTATTATCAATATGAAAATCCTAATTATCGACAACGTATTTACTGGAGTTATCCAAGTAATAATGATAAAGAGCCATATTACTTAAAAGTTACATATCAAAATTTAGATGAGCTGATTACAGAATTGAAACCGTCACGCAAACGAAAATACTTAGCAAACGGAAAACTATATTCGGAGGGATACTAATTATGGCGAATACAAATGATGAGAGAATCTTAGAATTAAAGAAGCAAATTAAAGCAAAAAAAGATAAGCTAGGAAAATCTTCAAGGTTTACCCCAGTCACTAATTGCAGTATTGAAGTCGATGGAATAAGACATAATATTCAAGTATTAGATAAAGATCAATTAATTGCATTAATGGTTAAATTAAATGCTTATGCGTTATCTGCTAAAGATTTAGATGTTCTATATGATTATATGATTAGTGGTTATAACGTACAAGAATGGATTTCTGACATTAAATCTAGAATTGATATTCTTTCTAAGAAGCATGAAGAAAAAACATTAAAAATTATGGAGGATAAACTAGTACAGTTGTTGTCTGAACGCAAAAAGGTTGAGCTAGAAATTGACGAAATCGAATCAATGTTAAACAACTAATACGCTTATGATAAATCTACTTAAAGTAATAATTTTAAACAGTAAATTAATCAATTTATAAAAGGAGGGATAACTTGAAACTTTGGGAAGTAGCAAAAGGATTAGAGGAAGGTAAGTTTAAATATGAGGATCGATTTGAAATTTTCTATCCAGATGGAGAATTCTATTATGCCCATGTAGGTTCGCATGATTGTCTTTGGTGGCTCAAAGATAATGAGGAGTTGCAGCTAGTCCACATTGTTAGTTATAACCAAGACACATGGAGACTGATGGATGAAAAGGAGTGGAAATAGTGAGTAATAGACATGAAATTAGACCTTTCAAAGTCGAATTCAATTCAGAAGAAGAATATCAAGAATTTATCAATTGGGCTGAAGGTAAAAAGAAAACTCCTTCTGAGAGAAAAGAAGAGTTAAAAAGAAAGTTTAGAGCATATAAAGCTAAGAAGATGGTTGATGGTTTAAAGAGCTTAGGCGAACTGGGAGTTAAATGGAAATCTGAAAATTTCAAAGAGTATGAGGACGAAGATGGCAATATTGATTGGAAGCATGTAATACAGGATATTGAATATCAGAATTTGAAAGGAGATGATTAGATGGTTTTTATTTCTCCATTGATTTTACTGCTTATGGCTTTATTCTTCTTTAATTTAGGAGATGTTGTGGGGCTATTGATTGTAATGATTGGATCAATGCCGATCATGTTTTATATGGGTAGAATTTATCAAATAAGAAAATAAATTAAAGTAAAACTAACTACTTATCTAGAAAAGGCGGTGTAAAAATGAGTGAGCAAAAACTTACATATGAAGAGTTAGAAAAGAAAGTATCTGAGCTAGAGGGAGTTGCAAAAGAATATCGTGAAGAAAATAAGAATCTACGATGGTATAAGTCGGAATACGATAAAGTTGAGAAGATGGATTATAAGCTAAACAAGCTAAAGGAGACAGTTAAAACGTTAGTTGATTCCATTTAATAAATTAATAAAAGGGGTATTTAAATGTTGTTCCTAATAGTATGGTTAGTCGCTTTAAAAATTTACTTGGATACAACTGCATTCTTGAAAGACTATGAACGTCACAAGTTGCATATTGTTAAAATGAAAGCACACTATAAAAAAGCGAGTTACAAAGATTTTGCTGGGGAATTTAATAAACATGAGTGGTGTATAGATAGATCGTCTATGTGTAAAGTATTGAGAAATAGCAAAAGAGATTGTCGAGTTTATGATGATATATTCATATTTCAAGGCGAATTCATGTTGATGCCCAACGCATTCGAATTATCAAGATGCAGTCGTCTTTTTAATAAAGAGTATAAAAAATTAAAAGAAGGCATTTAGCTAGAATATAGTTCAGTTTTGACTATATAAATTATAATCAAATTAATAAAAGGAGAGTTATTTATGAAAAATAAAATATTAATCGCATTAAGCTTAATCTCATTCTTACTATTTACATCATGGATGACAGTTAGAATGGTGGAAGGATATCAATTTAATAAAAATGTATCAGGTCATTTAAAACGTGCAGCAAATGCAAATACAGTAGAAATGGCAAGCTCAGAATTAAAATTATCAATAGACTACTTAAAAGAGAATGATTTAACATCAGGAAGTACATATATTATTTTCGATACTCCCAGCAAAGATGTTGGATATTGGTATCAAAATCTTGAGTCTGCATCGAGTGAGCTTAATAAGGTAAACGACAAAACAGCTCAACTTGAAAAGAGCAATTTATTATTGAAGTTAAGAGAAACATTAACAGATCAAAATAGTGATGGAGAAACAGAGGTAATTGCTCCAGATGGAATTAGTATATATCCAAACAACTTACTATTTGCAATTTGGGGCTGGATTTCATTTGCCTTTTGTGCAATATGTGGAGTAATACTTGCGTGGAAATGGTTTGATTATTAATTAAAGGAGTGAAATAAATGAATATAAAATCATACAAACAATATGAAGAAATGACTGTGGAATATGAAAAAGGTGAATCAGAAACTCATCTCAAATCAATGAAAGATAGTGGGTGGACATTTAAAAAAAATTGATACAGAGTCACCATTTACAGGTGATAAGACTACATATACATATCGTAAAGAAATCAAATAGGGGCTGATAAGTTGAATTATAAGTTTAACAATGTTGAACATGAGAAGATGGTTAGGTATCTTGAGAAGAATATTAGTCCTGAAAAGAGAGTGGAATTAATACATAAAATATACAAAGACAAGGAGAGTACAATGGAAAATTCATTAAAGATATACAATGTTAAGTGTTGGGTATATAGTAGACCTTATGTAAAAGTAGTTGCAGCTACTAGTGAGAAGAATGTCAGAGAGCTATTAGAAAAGGAACCGGTTGAAATTGAAGACATTGTAGAATTAGACATTGAAACAGCTCAAGAATTACACAGTTACGAATTAAATTAATAAATAATAATACGGTAAAATGTAGTTTTTATACAGCTTCTTTTGAGGCTGTATTTTTTTTATTGTTAAATTAATTTTTAAAAAATATCAGAAAATTAGCGAAAAACAGTTGAAAATAGTTTAACAATGTTATAACATATATCTCGTAGGGAAGTTATCCCAACACTAAAATAAAATTACAAAGGGGTCGTTAGGAATGTTATTAAAATCAAAAATTGGTGCGTTAGTTTTAGCAGGTACAGTAGGAACAGCAAGTTTAGCAGGATTAGGTCTAGCATGGGATAAGAGTGATGCATTGAAAGCTTCAACAGCAAAAGTAGTAGATTTAAGTGCTCGTGCAGTAGGATTAGAAGATAACGTGGAAGACTTGCTTGCAAAACTAGGTCAAACAAAAGCAAACGCTGCTGAGGTTATTTCAGGCAAAAATCAACAAATTGAAGATCAGTCTAAAAAGATTGCAGAACAACAAAAAGAGATTCAAAGTTTAACAGCTTCTAAAGGTGAACTTGAGAAAGAAGTTGCTTCATTAAAATCAAGTATCGAAGACTTAACTGCCAAACTTGCTACATCAGATGGAAATTTAACTGAAACTAAAAACCAATTGGAAAAAGTAACTGCTCAATATGACAGTAAAGTAGCTGAATTGAATAAAGCGAATGCAACAATTGCTCAATTAAACAAAGCTATTGCTAAAGGGGTAGAGGAACTTAAAAAAGCTGATAGTAAAGTGGCTGAATTAGAAGCACAAATCATTCAAGCTAAGAAAGATACAGATGAGCACACTCAAGCAGTTGATCAGGCTGTAGAGCAAGCTAAGGATGCTCAACCACGAAGCCAAGAAGAAATTGACTCTATTGACACAAATGTAGAAGGGAAATCAGCAACTTCTACTGAGAACCCTGAAAATCCAGCACCTACAACAAATAACGAAGCTCCTACAACAAGCGAGCAAGCTGAAATTGTAACACCATAATAAGAGGCAGCTAAATAGCTACCCCTCATCAGATTTAATCCTATTTTCTTGTAGAATCTTTTCTACGGCATCTCTTACTGCGTTCTGGAACTCTTCAGACTCATACAGGGATGCTTCTTTTTTTGTTATAATAAGTTGTCTTGTTGATGAATTAAACTCTATAGTCAGATCATCACCTGCATTCCAATTAACTTTGTTTGCAATAGACTTTGGAATAATAATACCTAGTGAATTCCCAATTTTCCTGAGTTTTGATTCGGACATGTTGAACACCTCCGTCAACTTATTGTATCCATTGTAACACAATGTTATAACTTTGTTAAATTAAACGTTGACATTGCTTTTAAAAGTGCTATATAAGAATTAAGAATTAAATTAATAAATATTGTTAAATTACAAATAGTTGTGGTATACTTATTACATAATAAAACATATAAATAATAAAAAACTGATTGGAGACTAAAGGAAATGTTGGTATCTTTGAATGAACTAAGATATAAGAAACATGCACAAGTGGTCGGCTCAGTTAATCTCAGCCTAGATAATACATACATACATAATAACAATCAAAAACATACACTCACTAAGAAAGAACTAGCAAAAGAATATCGAAAAGGTCTAATGAAAATGGTATCTGCATATTATGAAAGTAAATAATTAAATTAATGAGGAGTGAATGAAAATGGGAGAATTGGTTAGAATCGATAATAAGTTAGTTGAAATGAACAATGAAATGAAGGAAGTTAACGGATACATTCAAAGATTTTTCGATCAATTAAACACTGACAACACAAGAAAAGATTATCTTTCTTCTATAAAGGACTTTTTCGGATATGTAAAGAATAAAGATATTGAAGAGTTACTATTTGCTGACTTACAACTAACATTAGATGATTTTGACAAATACATCTCTCACCTCATTAATGATAAGGGTGCTGTAGCTTCTACAATCAATAAAAAGTTGAGCGGAGTAAAAAGTTTGCTAAGATTCCTTAAGCCAAGGGGAATAGTTAATGATATTGAATTCATATCAGCAATCAAGAACCTACAGGGAAATACAGAGAGCTATAACGCTCTAACTGATGGAGAAATTGAGAGTCTTAAAAAATTCGCTCTAACAGAAAAGAAGTTAGGATTAGAAAAACAACTTTTAGTTAGATTAGCTTACGATACATGCTTAAGAAGAAATGAATTACTTACTCTTAAATGGAGTCAATTAATTGATAATGGTGACGGAGAAGTTGTTTTCAAAGGTGTTGGAAAAGGTCAGAAAGGATTCAAAAGAAAAATATCTAAAGAATTCTATGATGAACTTTCTCAAATTAGAAAAGAAGGTGATGAATTAATCTTCAATATTTCCGATCATGAGTTTAAGGGATTCGTAAAAAGGGGGATAGACAGTTTGGAGATTGATTCGGAAAGAAAGATTGTTTTCCACTCTATTCGAAAAGCAGGAGCAATGTACCATTATAAGAAAACAAAAGATATTCTTTATGTACAGAAGATTTTAGGACATAAAGACCCTAAGACAACAGTAATTTACTTAGAGGTTGAAGACTACGGAGCACTGGGAGCAGAAAGCACAAAAGGGCAATTTGACCTAGATATTATCAATCAAGTTTCTCATGAGGATTTGCTGAAAGCTATTGATAAAATGGATGCTCCAACGAAGATATTATTAGCGCAAAAATTAAAAAACATGTAGGAATAATATACCTTTTAGACTATACGATAAGTGTTGACCGTGTACAACTTTAATAATAAAATAAATATAGGTGGTGTTTATATTGGATAATAAAAATAATTTAATCGAAGCAATTGTATCCAACTTAGAAAAACTACAAATGGATAAGAGGGGTCAAAAAGAACTAAAAGAGAGTATTGTTAACTATGTAATGATGGGAGATATGCAAGACTACATTATCAATCCTCAAGAAACAATACCCAACTTAGATATATCAACTTTATACTATATTGCATTACACTTGAATAAGGTAAAAGCACATTCTGAACTTCAGGTTGATAAATACTTTACTAAGAGAGAAATAAAAGAAATAGAAACTAACTTTGAGCAAGACATAGAAGAGGTTATAGAATTTCCCTATACATTTAAACCAGCTATAAGAGTTGGAGATGGGAGTTATCTATTAGCTATAAATGGTAAATTGGCGTATCAATTCATGAACAGCCACCTACTACAATATAATCCAGACACTCAACGTGAAGGAAGAAAGATTAAGAAAGCGAATACGGACACTATCATTACTGTTCCAAAAGTGAACATGAAAAGTGTACACACAATGGCTGACTTAGCTGAAAAAGGTGAATTAATCGAGTCTCTTATCACATGGAATGCAAGATTAGGCAGTAGTGATGATGAAAGTGGAGAAGAATTAATTTATGATGAAGAGAACTTATCATTAACAGTTACCAAAGGGACATTGTTAGATGTATTAGATGGATTCCATCGTCTACAGGCAACGGCATTAGCTTTAACTAGAAATCCTGATTTAGTAATACCTTTTAAATTAAACATACTTAACTTTAGTAAGACACAGGCACAAAAATACTTTGCACAGTTAAATACCTATAATCCAGTTTCTAAAGCACGAGTAAGGGAATTAGGGGAATCTAACTATAGTGACTTTGTAGTTAAATTCATCATGGGAGAGTTTAATGATTTTAAGGAAAAGATTACACATGGATCAATTGCTCCTCGTCAAGAAGCTTTAACTACATTCAATATTTTGTCTGATGCAATTGATAAAGAGTTTGAAATGAAGAATAAAAAAGATGCTATTCAAACAGCTAGATACCTACTTAAATTTTTCAAGGAACTTTTCTATTCATTCCCTGATGAATTTTTAGGTAACATCTTAGATATAAAAAAAGAAAGCATCATAAATATTCCTTCTATCTTCGCAGGATATGTTACTTTAGCAAAAAGAATGCAACAAGAAGACATTTCAATAGATGAAATAAACAACATAATCTCGAACATTGATTTCTCAAGAGACAATAAACAATGGCAGAAACTAAAAGTTTTAGATAAAAAAGACATTAATATAAAAGCTAAAGATAATTTGATATCGTTTTTTGATAAATTAGACTTAACACCCTATAGAGAAAAAGAAGGAGCTAAATAATAATGAAGATATCACCACATGTACGTTTGTATAATGAAGATGACCTTAAAAAACAGTTCTTGGAGCAATACCCTGAAAGCACACAATACTCTTACGCTTTCGTGTTTGATAAGAGTTTTCCGATGGAAGAGAGACTAGAGAAGGATTTATATAATTTCACAACACAAGAAGTTATCCAAGTGTTAAAGGGAGCTGCTTATTCAACTAAGAACAGTGTGGAATTGGCTTACCGTGTTATAGATTACTACTTAGACTTTGCAACTGGAAAAGGGAAAGTAAACAGTCAATTGAAGGTAACTAATAATATTACTAATGATATGTTGGATGAGTTTATTAATACTTCTACTAAAACACTGTGGAGTCATAAAGAAGTAGAAGAAATTGTTCATGACTTAGTTAATGCTCAAGATGCTGCTATGGTATTAGGTTTTTATGAAGGGATTTCTGGAACTGATTTAGGATACAGCGAGCTTCTAAATTTGAGAAAACAGGATATTGATTACGACAATAATGAATTAACCCTTCATAATGATAAAACAGAGGAGATACGAACACTTAAAGTTAGTGACGAACTAATAAGATTGCTGAGATCAGCTTCAATAGAGACGGAATATAGAGGCAAAAATGGTACTGGCAAAGGAGTTAGAGCTGAATCAGAATTAATTGAGTCTGATTACGTATTTAGAAATGTATTCGCTGGCAGCATAGGCAGCAAACATTCTAGTGAGCCATCTAAGCAAGCTCTAGTTACAAGACGATTCGCTTCAATAATGAGTGTTTTTAATTTAGATAATTTCAATGCTAAGAATGTTCGTAATAGTGGAATGTTGAAAATGGCTAAGGATTTATATAAGCGTGATGGAGAATTAACAACAGCGCAATTCGAAGAAATAGCACAGCGATACGGAATACAAAAAGTGAAAATGGGAAATAGCATGGTCTATGCATTTACTCTTTTGAAGAAGTTTATAACTGTTGACAATATCATGAAATATTATCCAGAAGAATTTTAATTTATAGCATAATATACACTTAACATATACAAAAATATACACTAAAATAGATACAATACAAACATTGATCTGTAATGCAAATACAGGTTAATGTATACATAATACTTAAATTAATAAAAAACATAATCTATATAAGAGTTTCTAAAAATAGCGATATTGTTATATTTGTGTAAAGAAGCCTATATACAAAATACATATTCTTTTCACAACTATGATAATATTCGACAAAAATAGACAATGACATGTCGTATATTATGGGGTACAATTAGAATTATCAATAGGAAGATTGTACCTAAAAATCCACTTTAAGTGGGACTGGAAATTACACATAGGCTTAAACTCCCTATGTGCGGCATATTAGCGCTCAATCCATTCAAACAATTCGTCAGCATGACATTTTAATACTTTAGCTAATTTGACTGCGGTGATAAGTTGGATGCCTTTTCTGCCGTTTATGTAGTCACTAATAGCTTTATGACTGACTCCCGAAAGATCAGATAAGCGCCTTTGAGTCATGCTTGTTTTGTCTAAATGCTCTTGGATGAGACATCTACCATAATAAATTTCCTTCATCTAGGTGCTTCCTTCCACTTGAATTGCTAAAAGACGCATTCCTATTTTAGCAAATATGCCCAGCAAAGGAAAGAATTTTTAAGATTTTCACAATATCGTTGGCTTTTATCTCAATTTAAGGGTATAATGGAAATACAGAAAAAGAACACTTGTTCGTAAAGTGGTTCTCTAATACGAACAACATAGGTAGGATTAAATTTAAAAATAATGAGGGGTAATTAATTTGAAAAAACTTGCGACAGGCACAGTAACACTATCAGTAGAAAAAGTTGTAGAAGTAAAAAATGAACGCTCTGCATTTGAAGCTGTATACAATATTTTGAATTCATACACTTCAAGAATTGAGAGTTTCAATGTAGTAGATGACGAGGGCAAGGTACATACAATCAAAGTGACAGACTTCGGGGTAGAGTGGGATGAAGTGGAAGACGCAGAAGAAGATGAGGAGTAAGATCACTGCCCCAACAGTGAACTCCCCCATCCGCATGTTAAACCCAAACTAGTTCTTTTCTAGCTATGTAGTGATACTTTTTAAGCCGAATATTGCACATTTGGCTTAATTCAATGATAACATTATCGACTAGAAATTTCTACAACTATGTTTCTTCTTAACACTAATGCAACAAAAACCACTTCAAAAGTAGTGGTTTTTTTAAACTTAAATTATGTATCTTTTTACCTATTAATATTGTATAATGTTGGAGTGTTATAAAAATTATGGAAAAAGGTGAATTGGATGAGGATATATGGGCTTTATGCCGAACAATTAGAGCAAGAGATAGTTGAGTATGCTTTAGTTAAGATGGAGATATCCAATGGGGAAGATAAGAGTGCTAGAAAGGCGTTGAAAATAATAGAGAATTATCACAAGTTACTCAGAGATGCGGATAAAGTAAAAGAAAAACATGGGCGTGTAAGGTGGTAATTAATAATAACAAGCTGCTACGGCAAGGAGTTAAAGCTCTTTGCTAGTACATATTTTAACTTTTTGAAAATTTTATAAAAATAAATTAATAAATGTGTTGACTCTTATAAAATAGGATGCTATTATGATAATAAGAAATACGAAATAAACAAAAGCAAGATGGTGATAAGAATATGGATCAAATTTTAGCAACAGAGAGAATACATAGAGCAAAAGCAGAACTAGATAAAGCATTACGATTAATTGAAGAAGGACAGCTTAGGGATTCAATTAAACATCTAGACTTCTCGAAAGACAGTACGATTGCAGCGATTCATTTGACACAAGCTGAGATCAGCGAACTTGAAGGAGGTGAATAATATGTATACATTCCCAATGGCAGAACTAGCTATTTATTTTGAAGAGCTAGAAGAAAAAGGTTCTAAATAATTAAATTAATAAATATAATAACTACATAGAATGAACTTGAAGCTAACAAACTTCCTATCTACTTGTTACTTAGTGACGAAGCCTTTGTAGCAAGTAGATGCACTAAAAATGATAATGAGGGAGATGAGAAAGGATGAGTAATCAAAGCTATCTTAATCAAGTAGAAGTTAACTGGACTGTAAATGAAAAGAATGGATATAACGTTCCTCACTTTGTTGAGTGGATGGAAGATGAGAAATTGATACTGTACACAGTCTTACCAGTTGTAAAGGTGACAAATGAACTTTTCAATCACATTGAAAACACATTAGAACACATTCCAGAAGAATTGTTAAAGGATATCGAAGATAAGGCTAAAGTGAAAACCGGATACTTTTCTTCTACTGAAAAATATGCATTCGTCATTACGAACGGAAATGTAGCACTAGCAGTTAGTACAAACGGCTTAAAAATTCCAATGAAAAAGAGTCGTTTGAGTCTACAGGATGAAAATTTAGTCCAGTTTAAAACAAGATCACTGGAAGCTAAAGAATATGAATTTAAAAAGAAGCAGCACATTTACAACTATTTATCATTAGAACCTTCTGTCATGGCAGGATTAACAAGAAAAGAAAGACATAAGAAACAGGTTCTATTCCAAGCATTAGATGATTTGAAGTATGTAGCTGTAAAGAATGTAGATAAATTAAAATACTTATATGGTGAATGGAGTAACACTCCTTTAAATCAAAAGAAGCAATATACATATGACGGTTTACTTAATAAGATAGGTGAAGAAATGAAAGCCGGTTGGACTAAAAATCATGAAAATGTAGCTGAATTTTTAGTTAAACACGATGAATATTTAAGCGAATTGTATCATGCATACGATAAAAGAATTAAATAAATTTGCTCTTTTACAGAGAGTTGAAGGAGAGGGAAATTTGGAAAAAATAATCATCTACACAGACGGAGGATGTCGAAATAATCAAAATGATAACAATATTGGAGGCTATGGTGCTGTCTTTCAATACAAAGGTAAAACTAAAGAGATTTACGGTGGGGAAAGAAACACAACAAATAACAAAATGGAACTAACAGCAGCTATCAAAGCTCTGGAAATTATAAAAACAACTAATGTTCCAATTGAAGTTCATGCTGATAGTGCTTATGTAGTAAACGGTATGAATCAATGGATTCACAATTGGATTAAAAAAGGATGGCGCACAGCAAGTAAGAAACCTGTTGAAAACAAAGACTTATGGATGACATTGAATGATTTGGCAAGTAAACAACAAGAAATTAATTTTATTAAAACTAAGGCTCATGTGGGCATTGAATTAAATGAAATTGCTGATCAGTTGGCTAATAAAGGAATGGACGAATTAGATTAAAAGGAGCGTATAGAATGAAAAAGAAGAAAACAATTGAAGATTTATATGATATTGTTCAAAATGAAGGACTAGGATATGCGGTATCGGATTACGTAAATGCAGATACAATTGAAGACGATGAGATGAGAAAGCTGTGGGAAAATGCATCTGAAGCTTTAAAGAAAGTCGAAGATGCACTTGATAAATGGGAAGAGGAGAATGAACAATGATTAAAGTTATTGAGACGAATATAAGTATGGATGATGGAGGAATCTTAAGAGATCATCAGTCAAGAGTTATAGAGTTTGAAGATTGGGAAGATGTGATTGATGAGTTTAAAAGTGAAGTCTCAGTTGAAAGAAAAGATGCTCTAGGAAACTTACATGGGCGCACAATACCTCTTAATTCAATGGTTGCTGATTTGAAATATGATGATTTTCATCTGAGCTGTAACATTATTAAAGATACCGGAGAAGGATTTTTAATTAAAAGTAAGAAGTTCATGTATCTGATTAAATAAAATATAGGTTTCGTAGAATTTTGGAGGTGAGTTAATGGAAGAACTAAAAGTATTCAAGGAATATAGAGAGTGCTGTGGAGAAGAGATGTCTCATGAAGATAAAATGAAATTACAGAACTACGCTGAAATTTATGAGCACTATCCAAAAGTAGCGTTAAAAGCAGATGTACTTGGCTTTAATCTAAAAGAAATAGATGCCTTAATTAAAAAAGCATATCAGAATCTTCAAGCGATTATTAATTATAAATATCTACATCAAGAAGTTAGCAGCGTAGAAATTTGTTTGAAAATGATTATGACTCGATTAGGTGACAATAAAGAGAGGTTTTATAAGTATTTAAATGAGACAAAGTTCAACTTGAATCATGAGAACTTTGAAAAGTACAGCAAAGTAGTGGGAAAACAGAATGTCTTTACTTTGTGGGCATTAACAGTATAGAAAGAGGATGATTTAACATGACAAGTCCAGAACAAACACTTATTAACGTAAATAGATATGTATTAGCATTAACAGGATATGTGAAAGATGAGAAAATTATCAATAAGCTTTATGATGTGTCAGGTGAAATCATGGATCATTTGAATAAAAATAAAGCAAATAAATGAGGTGATACAGTGAGTGTCTCAAAAGATGAGCTATCTAATAGGGTAAAGGAAGCTTATTTTGAAATGGTTCATCACAGTGGTTTTCCTGAGAAAGATGTGATTAATATCATTAAAGGTCAGCTAATGATGGATGGAGTAGGTATTGAGATAATTAAAGAATTAGTTAAAGACTTAGGTAAGTGAGGTAAGGAATGCATAAGATTACATGTGGTAGATGTGCAAGGGTAAAGTATAAGTTTGGATTAGAGAAGAGGAAAGAGTTAGCTTTAGGATTAAAAGAAGGAATTAATGAATGTGGGTGTGGTAGAGTGTTAGTTATTGAGGGTGGAAGATATAGCTTAGATAAGAGTAGTAAGTGGTTAGAAGATAAGCAAATTAATAAAGTGCGAGGGAGAGGGTAAAGTGAGTTTTATATTTGAAAAGAATAAATTGTATGCTTATTTGGGAAAAGATTTAGTTGATACAATGAAAGCCTACAAAGCATTTATCGCAGGAGGAACAATAACAAGTTTATTTACTAATAAAGAAATTAATGATATTGATATATACTTCAGATGTGAAGAAGACGCTATTGGATTTTTAGCAGATATTTGGGATGACAGTGGCTATGTAGTATCTCATACTAAAAAAGCTACACAGCTAATGTATGGTAAAAAGATAGAGAGTATTAACATTCAATTAATCCATTTTAATTACTTTAAGAGTGCAGAAGATATCTTTGAACAGTTTGATTTTACATCATGTATGGGATGCTTTGATTTTGAAAAAGAGGAATTTGTTTTACATGAGGATTTCTTAAAACACAACTCACAACGAATTTTAAAGTTCAATAGTGCAACAGCATATCCAATTGTGTCCTTATTACGAGTTAAAAAATATGAAGATAAAGGATTTAGAATTTCTAAGCCTGAGTTCATCCGAATTGCATTAACTTGTATGAACCTCAACATAAATACATACGAAGAGCTGAAAGATCATCTTGGAGGAATGTATGGAATTAACTACGACAAACTATTTGAAGATGTGGAAGATGAAGAGTTTGACTTACAAGAAGCTGTAGATAAAATTGCAGATATTTCATTGAGTGAAGAATACTTTATCAAGCCTGCTCCAGTAGAATTCAATAGCTTAGATGAGTTAGCAGAAAACATTTCAACGAAGCCTAAGAAATATATGAACATCAATGACACGCATGTAATTATTGATTATCGAGGGTTGTTGAAAACTGTAACGAATGTTCCAGAAAATAAAATAGATATTGATCCAAATACATACTTTGAAGCAGCAAGGTTCTACAAGTACGTAAGAAATAAAGACGGAAAATATAAGAGTTTTTACGAAAGCTCATTTGAATACATAGTTGGTAAAATAGTGGTGGCAGCAGAACCTAAAGATCGCTGGTCAGGCAATCATGCTGGAAAGTTGCATTTCAGTGAAAAGAAAGAAATTCGAAATGCTGAGTATGGAGATAGAACCGGAGCTGCTTTAATTGAAGTCAAACTTAACAAAGACGATTTTATAGAGGCAGAAGACGGTCACATCCTTGCTAAGAAATGTTTTGTGATAAGAGAAGTACCTAAAGAGGAATATGCGAAATATAAAGATAGTAAAGTATTAACTCAAAATGAAATTAATTTTAATGAGTTGATTGGTAAGTTTAGAGGTATATAAGAGTCATTAAAACAGGCATTTTAAGGTGATTTAGAGGTTTGAAAACTTTGATTTGATGGGGTTCATAGGAGGGTCACTAGTGGAAAATATCACAGTCTTAGAAATTGAAAATAAAATCACAGATAAGATTGAACAGTATGAGCAAGAAGGTAAAACAATTAGAGTAGATGAATTGAAGAACTTACTAGGTTGGATTCTATGTGATGATGAATATTGAGGAGGAATTAAGGTGAAAAATTGGCACATCGAGTTAATGCTGGAAGATGAGCTTTCTAATCAAATTAAAAGCTATAAAAAACTAACAGGAGAAGAGGGAGAGGATTTATTAATTAGACTACTTAAAGAATACTTTTATATTTCAAAAGAAGCAGTCAGTATTTACGGAGAAAAATACAGAGAAATCGGAAGAGTGAAAGATTTTGAAAATGGAGATTCCAAATGCATTATTTGTGAAAAGCCCTTTCATTTATATTGGAATGGGGGAGAATTGGATGATCATAGATGTTGCGGTTTATATTATTCGACTCAACATCAAAATACAGATTTGATAATTTATAAAAAGGAGAATGAAAAATGATTGTACGTGTAACTTTTGCAGAAGATTGTGTAATGTTGTTCGGAGACTCATATAAACCTTGGCATATGCAACTTGATGAATACATGTGGTCATTTAAACCTAAAGAAGTATTAAATGTAGAATCGTCATATAGTAAATGGGTTGGCTGGGGAGGATTGAAATGGTGTCCTGAAGATAAATTCCAGCAACAGCTAAATCGAGAAGGATGTCAAAGTGATGAACCTGATAACCCAAGACCTAGACAGTATGATAAAATGAATTTTAAGTTTGATAGAGCAAAATATAATAAAGCTTTGAGCTACATTACATATTAAAAATAAATACATATGGTTAAATGTTGGTGGCACAACAACTAACTAATTGTTACTTTGAGTTGGTATACTCGTTTAAGAATTTTAAAGCGTTCTTCTTTGTAAGATTTACATTCAGTTTTGGCGGACTGAATGATTGATAAAGCGGTTAATTAGAATAAATTGATAAAGGGGATAAAACAATGAGTCAACATGAAATCTTATTTAGCATTACCGAGGATAGTCGAGACGGATTAAATTTTCAAGTTAAAGGCAGTGAGGTAAAACACATCCTAAATAAAAAAGAAGATGTGTTAGCAGTTATGGATCGATTAAGAAATGCTTTGGTTAATGAAACATACCCATTTACTAAAATTAAGTGAAAGAGAGGCTGAATGATGCATTTATCGAAGTATCCGGTGATCAGTGAAAAAGGTATTGAATATAGAGTAGATGTTTATGACGATGAATTTGGCATCACGAGGGTAGCTATTTATACATACGTAGGTAAGACGAAGCTGTTTAAAAAGGATAAGTTTAAGCATCTATACGGAAATAGTAATTACATTGATCTGCATGGAAGCATGACTATGTGGCAATGGCAAAACAACAAATAAAGAAATATGAGAAATTAGAAGAAGGGGAAAGATTGGATAAAGAGCTGAAAAACAAAGGTATTTCTAAATTTGAAGAATGGAACGGCAAGTTTTAATTCTGTAGAAAATCAATATTTGAAGCAGAAACGAGGAGGGTACATGATGAATAACTTAAGAGATAAGTTTATTGAAAAGGGAATTCCATATGATGATATTGATGTAGAAATGATTGAACTATTAGATGTATTAAACTTTGATTTAGGACTAAAAACTCAATTCTGTTGTTACGGTCACACTGAAAGATATAGTAAACCTTATGTTGTTTTTGACAAAAGCGTTGAGGATAAAGACATATATAAATTAATCGATCAATTTAATGATGAAAATGTATGTTTTAGTATTGTATTCAATAAGTGGTTGCGGATGGCTCATGTCGGTGAAAGTTTATTGGAAAATTGGAAGTTGAATTTCAGTGTTGGATTTAAAGACCCAAACAGTAAAGAAAAATCAGATCATTTGTCTGAAGTTGTTTCTTTTTTTAGAAATTGTAAACCAGTAAAATAGACTTTTCACATAGAAAAGGAGATGAATAAATGAAAATATTACTAAATCAATTTGACAACCCAAGAATTTCTGATCAAGTCTTTGTTGGAAAAGGAGATAAGGTATTCGCAAGTAGAAGCGCAGAAGAGTTTGGATTTAAAGCTGGAAATGAGTATGAGATACAAGATGTTAATGTATTAGGATATCTAAAGATGGAGAATGACGAAGGTGTAGTTGACGAATATACAGTGGAATATTTTCAAAAATACAATCCTTTAATTTCGCTATAAATCTACCCTTTTACATAATAAAATTAATAAAGGAGACATAGTTAATGACTTGTATAGTAGGATTAATGCATGACGGTATTGTATATATGGGAGCCGATTCAATGGCTTCTAACGGTTATACAAGAGCTATTAGGAAAGATAAAAAGGTGTTTAAGTTAAAATCTACAAAAGGAGCACTTGCAGGGTTCACTACTTCATTCAGAATGGGACAGTTGTTAATGTATGCTGACAATCTTATTGATGATACAGTGTTTGTAGATCACGAATATCTAGTAACTCATTTCATTCCCAGTATTCAAAAACTATTCGAAGAAGGTGGGTTTAGTAAAAACACAAGTGGAGAATTATCAGCAGGAGATTTCTTATTAGCTTATAACAATAAACTATATACAATTTTCTCTGATTATCAAGTAGCAGAAGACATAGAGAATTATGCATCATGTGGAAGTGGTGAGCCATTTGCTTTAGGTTCACTATACTCAACTGAAGGAAGTGTTTTGTCACCAGAAGAAAGGATACATAAAGCTTTACAAGCTGCTAGTGCCCACTGTCCGACTGTTTCCGCACCATATTACATAATGAACACGAAAAATAATGAAGTGAAAGAGTATAACTATTAAGGAGGTGATTAAATGAATCAATATGATGAAGATAAATACTTTAACGTCATGATTTATGCTTATAGAGCTGAAAAGGTTGCAGATGGAACGGAAGAACCAAAACTAATAGGTAGGTATATTAAAGAAAATACTGTACCAAGTCTTGATATTATTAATGCAAAGGTGAAGGAATTAGGATTTGATACATACGAAATCTCAGAAAGAGTGGATACAGTTAAAAGATATACTATTGAATAATAGGAGGATGAGAAATGGTTAAAGTAGGGGACAAACTAATCATGAAATCAGAAGTTGCATTGGAAAATAATATTACAGGATCAGACAGAGAGTTTACAATTACGGAGTTACGAGGATACCTACAAAGAGAGCATGGTTTTGAAGTGATATTAGAAAATAAGTCCGGCGAAGTTCTACAATGTGACTTTAACTTAAAATATTTTGATTATGTAAAAGCTTAAATAGGAGATGGATAATGCTTAAAGTAGGAGATAAGTTAATAGCGAAAGAAAAGTTCATGATTAAACATGGAAGTTTGTTCGGCAATAGAAACTACATAATTAAAGAAATATGGAGCTTTGGAGCCAACAAGTATGGATTCCAAGGTGTAGTTGAAAGTGAAGACGGTAATAAATTATCTGGATTCATCGACATCAATTTATTTTATGTGGCTGAAAATTTAAACCATTTGATTGAATGTCTACTTGAGAAAGAAGAAATTAAGTCATTCAGCGCAGTAACAGTAGATGGAAAGATAATCAATATGGAATTAACATAAGGAGGAAATGGGCGATGAGATGGAAGTGGAAGAAGCTTCTCATTAAAATCGCAATAGGAATCTTAGCAGCAATGATCCTCGCTGGAGGAACATGGAATATAGCAACTAAACACAGTAATAATGAGCAGAGTAAAATTGTACAGAAATATAAAATTGGTAAGTATGAGTCTCAAATGATTAATGAAAAAACACTATATGGAGCAATAGATTCAGCACCAAAAGTATTACCTTATACACAACCATTTAAGGACATTTCAAAAGATAAGAATGATAATTGGTTAGGCGAAAGACAGACTAGGTTTATAGTTAACGGAACATATAGCTCACCTTTTAAACTTAAAGATGTGAAGATAAAATACATAGATCAAGAACATGGGATAGTTTATGCTACTTACCCTAAAACAAAAATAGACGTAACTATACAACATAAAGGCGTGTCATCTGAAAAAATTCATGGTAACTTACGTAGAGAAATGAATGAGGATGAGAAAAAGATATACATAATACATAAAGAAAAAGAATTAGAGGCTAGATACAACAAGGATGAAAATGTACTTAAAGAAGCAGATTTATATAAACAAAATGCAATAAAAATAATGTGGATGAATATACCGAATGTGAAATCAATAGTATTTGAATAGAGAAGAAGATTAATATGGAGAAATGGAGGAGTGTAAATGATTTACGATGTTCAAAATTTATCTAATAGTAAGTTTGAGATTCTAAAGAAATTTGGGCATTTACTGTATAATCGTGAGGATCAAGATGGAGGATTAAGCAAGGAAGAAGTTTATAAACTATTAAAAATCTTTGACGAAATAAATTTACGAAGCGTATACAAAGAAGGTTTTGAAGCCGGATTAGAAGAGTGTTGATGGAGATGAAGATAAGAATTGATTACATAATATACGTGTGGGAAACTTTAAGATTCAACGCATTCTATAAAAGCCTCTATAAAGCAGATATTAGCTTATTCGATTGCTGTGACTTTGAATCTTTCAAGGTGTATTGGAGGGAAAAGAATGAACACAAATGATTTCATTAACATGCTTACAGCGTTTTTACTAGGGCTTCAAGCAACAATCGTTATTTATTTTATAAACAAGAAGGAAAAAGGTTTTGCAATACTATGGTTGCTATTTGCAATACTTACAATATGGATCATATCAATTAATCAAATTAATACATAAAAGGGAGAAGATTAAAATGACAATTAAGAAAGACATTACAGAAATTTTAGGATTAGGGCAGCAAGTATCATTTAAAGATGGAAGCGTAGGCTATATTGAAACGGAAAGTATGCCTTTTACACATTCAGTTGAAGTAGTACATGATTCATATGTTAAGCTAAAGGATTTAAAAACAGGAGAATTAACAGCTACATTTAACTTTGATGTACACTATTTATCTCCAAGTTTTACTGGTGAACAGCATTATAGCACACACAGAGTACGTTTACAGCTTGTAGAAATGTCCGGCAGAGCATTTGAAGACTATCGTAAAAATGTGCGCAATAACACTGATATTACTAAAGATATGGCACAACGCAAGCTTACACGTAATATTATTTGTGCTAAGAAGGTAGAGGCTAAAGAGGAACACATTGAGAAAGGTAACACTGCATACCAGTATGGGAATATGTTTATTGTTGTAGGGAAGAAAGGTAAGAATAAGGATAGAGATGTGGTTACATATATTAAGAATGGAAAGAAAGAGAAAATGAGCGCACTAGAAAAGTATATGAGCTATTGGGAAGTAGATCAGGAATTATACGCACAATTAAGTGATTTATTAGGCATTGAGAAGGAACATCGCAACGATGGAGTTGAGGATGTACATACAGTAAGAGAAGACGTAAATGGTGCATCTGATACGCTTAAACACCGTGTATTTACATTCTTTCAAGGTATGAAAAATCCGTTGAATAAAATTAATAAATAATTAAAATAAATGTTGACTTACATAGAAAGCTAGTGTAATATGTAAATATAGCCGACAAGGAACGTGATCGGTTGAGAAATGAATTAAAGAATAAAATTAATAAATGAAAAGAGTTGACAGATTAGAAGAGTTGAGTTAAACTAAGAGAGTAGCTAAGACGAGTTGAGATTGAGCTTACTAAGTAGTTAAATTAATGAATGTTAAAGGTGGTGTCTGGTGATGAACACTGATAAAACATAAGGTTAATGTAGCTGAGACGAGATAAGGTGAGTAATGAAGGAGTTGAGTTAGTGGAAGAAGAATTAAAAGAACTTGAAGAAGTAAGAGAACTAGATGATCCATATTTAAAGCTTCATAAAATGGAAGCTATATATGAGGAGTTAAAGTTAAAAATGATTAACGATAAAGGTAAACTTCTCAAAGAGGGTAAGGATACGACAGCTATTGATAAATACATAAGCGAGGTAAATGAGCAAATAAACTATATCAAGAATATTTACCATGTCGAGGAGGAATAAGGTTGAAAACATTTGAAGATTATTTATTAGAAGAACAGTTTAAGGGGAAGGTTGAGAAGATTCGCAAGGCATTACTAGAAGAAAACGCTAAGACGCTAGATGAAATTACAAGTAGCCTCAAAGATGATCCTGCTCGTGACGATGAACGAGAAGAAGCTTTCCAAAGTATTTTGGAAGTTCGAGACTTCATTAAGAATGCATCTTATAGAGAGTTTGCTGGCTCAGATGTGGAAATTCTCATTAAAGAAGTCGGAAAGCATCCGGCAACAGTTGAGACACTAAAGAAGAAAATTGAGAATATTGTTAAAGGTGAAGAGGTTAAGCATTTAACTGGTGGAGCATTCAATCTACATATTCCAGTTCAGCAAAGTGGATTCGATATCAAAAAGGTTATGGATCAGATTAAACTTCAGCCTCTTAAATAAAGCTTAAAGTAAAATATAACTTTTATAGAAACATATAATTAAAGAAAATACTTAATAGTTAAATTAATAAATATAAATTATACATATAACTGGAGGAATTTTATAATGGCAAATCAAACAACTATTCGACAAGGTGAAAACACAGTAGAAATCACAGGAGTTTTAGCAGAAAATCGCTTAGAGTATTACACTTCTCAAGATAAACGTCAATTTATCCGTGGTCAATTTGATGTTAAAACGGCAACTGATGAGATTCAAACAATTCACGTATTCTCTTCTAAACTTAAAAAAGATGGATCAGAAAGCGGAGGCTTCAAAGGCTTTGAAACAGTAATGAATGAGTATAAATCAATTCAAGATGTTGGAGAAGAAGCTGCTGATAAAGTTGAAGTTCGAAACGGTACACTTGAAATGAATGACTATGTTGGTGGTGATGGTCAGGTTAAATCTTATCCTCAGTTTTCTACATTCTTTGTGAATCGCTTAAAAGCAGGAGAAGAGTTTACTCCAAAGGCTGAATTAACTGTTGAAGGATATATTCAATCTATCTCAGCAGAAATGAAAAATGGAGAAGAAACTGGTCGATTAAAGCTAAAACTTGTTGTAGCCCTTTTTGGAGGAGCAGTTGCACCATTTGAGTTTATTGCACCAGAAGGGGAAATTGCGGAGTATATTGATGAAAACTGGGAAGTTGGTCAAACAGTTACTTTATACGCAGACATTGTTAATCGAGTAGAGAAGAAAGAAATTACTCAAGCAGTTTCATTCGGTAAGCCTAAAGTTAAAACTGTAACTAACAGCGTTCGTGAGTATGTAATCACAGGAGGCAGTGAGCCATACGATGAAGAAAGCCCGAAAGCTTACACTAAAGAAGTTATTAAAGCGGCTTTAGCAGAGCGTGAAGTTAAACTAGAGGAGCTAAAAAATAAAAAGAAAGATGGTAAGAAAGAAGCTCCGAAAAAAGGTGGATTTGGCAAAGCAGCTAAAACAGAACCTAAGAAAACAGAATCAATCGACATTGACGAATCGGACTTACCTTTCTGATACATAAATAATTAAAATTAGAATAAGGAGTGATGATTTATAGAGAGTGTAACTGTAGAAAGTAAGATTGTGGCTGGTGTAAAAGAAGCAATGAGCATATTAACAATTGATCGAATGCCAACATCTGCTGAACTGAGAAGCAACAATATGACATGGTTGGATTCACTAATAGGTCAAAACGGGGGCTTAGTTAAATGGGCAGATAAACTAAACCTCCCCCTGAAAAGGGCAAGAGTTTCAATGTCTGAAAAAGAAATAAAAGAAGGCATACTTACTATCAAAAAAGAACTAGGACTAGATAGAATGCCAAGTAGAAGTGAGATAATAGCTTACACAAAAAATAATTCTTTACATAATCACATAGTTCGAAGTAAGGGCTATAGAGGATGGGCAAAAGCCTTAAGCTTAAGCATCAAAGAGAGTGAAACAAAAACAGGGCAAGATTTTGAAGAAGAAGCAATGAACATCTTGATAGAAAAAGGATTTTCAGTAGAAAAGATGCCAACAAAACATCCTTTTGACTTGCTGATAAATGGAACTGTTAAGGTAGACGTTAAATCTGGAAGAGCATATATGCTTAGAGGGAGTAGATGTCATTCCTTTGGAATAAACAAAAACAATGGTTCGTGTGATCTATATATGATTCTTGCTTTAGATGAAAAAGATAAGATAGAGCGAACTTTCATTGTGCCAAGCCATCATCTAAAAGTCACAACATTGTCAATTGGTGAAAACAGTAAATACAATAGGTACATAGGTAAATTTAGCTTAATGAGTCAATATAGCGATTTTCATCAAAAGTTGGAAATTGTTTAGTTAAATAAATTAATAAATACATATAAAACGAATAACGAGGGTGAGTTAATCCTTGCCCTCTAATAAAAACAAAATTATAAATTTATTGGAGGAATTATACATATGGCAAATTTAGATATCTTCGCACCTCAAATCTCAGTAGTAGCAAAAGGCTTAGATGGTAAAGTAATTACAATTTACGGATCAAACAACTTAGGAAAAACAAAACAAAGCACGCGTATGGCAAAACCATTGTACCTACCTTTTGAAAGAGGATTAAATGCAATTGCAGGTGTTCCCTTTATGCCTATTAATAGTTGGTCAGATTTTAAAAAGGTTAACAAGCAGTTAACTAAAAACCCTGACAAAGCTAAAGAAGTTTATCAAACTATTATTGTTGATGAAGTTGATGCATTTGCTAAGTATGCTTCTCGCTATGTGTGCTCTCAGTATGACGTTGAGCGAATTAAAGACGGTAATGATGGGTTCGGTCTATGGAAAGAGTATGAAACAGAAATCTTTGAGGAACTTAATAAGCTATTAGGAGTTGGGTTTACAGTTATCTTTATCGCTCATGCTGAGACAGATAAAGAAGGAAAAGTTCGACCTAAAGGAGAGAAACGTGTGCTGTCACCAGTAATCGATAACAGTGATATCGTAGTGTATCTACAGTCAAACGGTATCGATGAAGATCGCCAAGTAGTTAAATCAAGCGCATGGTTAGCTGAAACAGATGAATTCTTTGCTCGTAGTCGCTTTGATTATATTGATACATACATTGAAGAGTTTACGGCTGAAAACCTTGAAAAAACAGTTATAGAGGCAATTAAACGTCAAGAAGAAGAAGAAGGTATTACAGCAGTTACATATGATCAACAAAAAGAAGTGTATAAATCTGAGGAGCTTACATACGAAGACTTAATGGCACAAATCAAAGAGCTTGGAAGCAAACTTACTAATCAAGATCGACTAGAAGATGTAACTGACGTGGCTGAAAGAAATCTAGGAAAAGGCAAGAGAATTACTGAATGCACTAAAAATCAAGTCGAAGTCATGTCAGTAATTTTAGATGAGTTGAAAGATTTATTAGCTGAATAATTGAATGAAGGGAGTGAAGAGTTGCTTTGCTCCCTTTTGTTTTAAGTAAAGGATGGTGTAAATGGCGAAAAAGGTTAAGTGTCCTCATTGTGAAAAAATGATGGATAAGGAATCAGCAGTTCCACATCAGAAAAGGTATTATCATGAAGCTTGTTTAAAAGATAAGCAAAAGTCAATTGATGATCGTAAAGACTTGATTGCATACATATGTGAATTATACAGAATTGATGCTCCAACAGGAATGATGCTTAAACAAATAAAAGAATATGAAACAGACTTCAAATACAAACTTAAAGGTATAGAGCTGGCTTTAAGATACTTCTATGAGACTAGCGAAAATCGTCCTCGTGAGGGAGATGGAATAGGGATTGTTCCATTTGTGTATGAGAAAGCTAAAAAACATTACATGCTAAAGAAAAATGTAGAAAAAAGTGTGAGAGAGGCAGCAGGGAAAGAGATTGAACAAAAAGTGGTAACTGTTAAGTCTCCAGAAATGAAAGTGAAGAAGAAGATAGAACAAATAGATATGAGCACATTATAAGTGAGGTGTACAGTTTGGCAGTATTTGATAAACGGGCAGCATTTCAAGTGATTGGTTGTTTACTACAGAAGCCATCTTTACTTGAAGAAGAAAAATACCCAATTAACGTAGAGGATTTTAAAGTAAACAGTGAACCATTTTATAAAATTTTATTCGCAGCAATCAACAATTTGTACAGTCAAGGCATTGAAGATATTGATTTTGTTATGATTGACAGTTTTCTTTCAAGCTACGATATTCAATATAAGATTTTCTTAGACAATGATGGAATTGAATATTTACAGACTGCTGAAGAAAACAGCAAATTAAAGAACTATGAATATAATTATAATCGAATTAAGAAGTTTAGCTTATTAAGAGCTTATAGTGAAGCAGGGTTCGATATTAAAGAAATATATGATGATTCTATTGTTTCTCCTAGAGAAAGTGAAGAAATGATGGAAGAGTTTGATAAGATGAAGATTGATGACATTGTTAATCATTTTGAAGAGAAGCAGTTAAAGATTAGAAATGTATTCCTTACTGACGAGAACAAGATTACTCAACATGCTAGTAAAGGTGCAAAGGATTTAATTAAGAAATATCAAGAAGAACCTGATTTCGGCATTTCTTTGATTGGTAACTTACAAAACACAATCTTTCGTGGCGCTAAAACTAAGACTGTGTTACTTAGATCAGCTCCACAAAACACAGGTAAAACAAGGATTGCATTAGCTGAAGCTACAGACATGGCTATTGATGAATTCTATGACTTGAAAACTGAGAAATGGATTAAACGAAATAGATGTGAAAATGTATTATACATAAGTACAGAAATGGAAGCTGAATTATTACAACCTACAATCTTAGCTTATATTAGTGGGGTTAAAGAAGATAAGATCAAAGATGGTTTATGTGATGAAGATGAATTTAAACGTGTTGAAAAAGCAACTGAAATTTTAGATAGAACAAACTTTTGGATTGAATACATACCAAACTTTAACACTCAATTAATCGAGACAGTTATTAAGACACATATTATCGAGAATAAGGCACAATATATCTATTTTGACTACATTCACCTTTCTGTACAAATTCTACAGGAAATGGCTGAGATGTCACGAGGAATGTCTCTACGTGAAGATATGGTGCTATATATGTTTATGTTCCGGTTGGTTCAGATTGCAGAGAAATTTAATGTACATATTACTACTGCTTCTCAATTAAACGGAGAGTGGAAAGACACTAAAGATGCTGACCAAAACTTACTTCGTGGATCAAAAGCAATGGCAGATAAAATACAGAAAGGAATGATTGCGCTAGTGCCAACAAAGGCTGATATGGAAGCGTTAGAGCCTATTCTACGAGAAGGATTCTATCCAGCTCCAAATATCGTTTATCACATCTATAAGAACCGTATGACAAAACATAAAAATGTGAAGCTATGGTTACACATTGACTATGATACAATGCGAATTCAAGAATTATTCTTAACGACAAATGACTATGAGCTTATTGATATTCAGCCTACTGAAATTAAAACAGAAGAACCTGTATTTTAAGGGGTGAGCATCCCTTATGGCATTAGATAAAGATAAAATTAAAGAAAGCTTAACAGAAGAAGATATAAAGCTCATTCTCACTGATTTAGGTAGTGATTTAAAATTAGCAGACAAAATGATATTCCAAACAGTTTGTCATAGTGGGAGTAAGCATAAATTACACTACTATGAAGACACTAAGCAATTTCATTGTTACACAGACTGTGGAGATAATTTAGATGTATATGAGCTAACAATTAGAGCTAAAAAACACCAAGGGATAGAATTAACATTTCCAGATGCAGTTAAATACATAGCTAGTTTGACAGGTAAGTATTATAGTGCTGATACAGCATTGGATAAGGTAAATAGTCACTTAATTAGTGACTGGGAATTTATCAATAGGTACAAAAAGAAGAAGGAAATAAATAAAGAGTTAAAAGTTATACATAATCATAATGTGTTTCAACTATTCTCTCCTTATGGACATATCTCATGGCTAAATGAAGGCATTAGTCATGAGACAATGGAGAGATTTAACATAAGTTATTACTTAAGAGATGATAGAATCGTCATTCCTCACTATGATATGAATAATAATCTTGTAGGTATACGTGGAAGGGCGATGAGAAAAGAAGACGAGGATTCAGGTAGAAAATATATGCCTTTATTGGTGGGTAAAACACAGTATAATCATCAGACCATGCTAAATCTATATGGACTACATAAGACGAAAGATGCAATAAAAAGGTTAAAAAAAATAGCTTTGTTCGAAAGTGAGAAGTCCGTTTTGATGTGTGAAGACTTCTATGGAGAAGATAACTTTTCAACGGCAATATGTGGCAGCACATTGTCAAGATTCCATGTGCAAATCATCTTGTCTTTAGAGGTGGAAGAAGTGTTCCTGTGCATGGATAAGATGTACCACGATCCAGACAGCAAAGAAGCTGAGATTTACGCTAAAAAAATTATGAAATTTGCAAACATGCTCTCACCATATTGCACAGTTTATGTACTATGGGATGATTTTGGATGGATAGATTATCGTGAAGCTCCTTGTGATAGAGGGAAGAAAGTTTTAGAAGATTTAATGAAAGCAAAGTATGAAGTGAAAACTATAAATGAAGGGGCGATTGTGTGAGATATAAGTTGATCGGAGAGAACGATTTTTTTGTTAACCCTGTTCAGACAATATTGAAAAATAGAGGGATTGAAGACATGGAATCCTTCTTAAACTTAGATGCAAGTGTTACAGACCATTGGAGTAAATTAAAAAATATTAAGGGAGCTGCTGAATGTCTAATTGAGCATGTAAAACGTAAGTCTCAAGTTTTCATTCAGGTTGATCCTGACTGTGATGGCTATTGCTCTAGTGCCATCCTAATTAACTATCTAAAGAAAGTTTTCCCTGATGTAAATATTACATGGAGGCTGCAAGAAGGTAAGGAGCACGGTGTATTTGTTGACAAAGTTCCTGAAGATACAGATTTAGTAATCATTCCTGACGCTGGCTCAAATCAGTATGATGAACATAAGGCACTAAAGGAAAAAGGAATAGATGTGCTTGTATTAGATCACCATGAGACTGATAAGGAATCTGAATATGCAATAGTAGTAAATAATCAACTGTCACCTGAATATGGCAGTAAGGCTATGACTGGAGCAGGTATCATACTTGAGTTTTGTAGAGCGCTAGATGATAAGTTAGGCGTTAAGTATGCAGAAGATTATTCAGATTTAGCTGCTATTGGAATTATTGGTGATATGGCTGATATGCAAGAACTAGGAACAAGATATAATGCTTTGCAGGGGATCAAAGAAGCTAAGAATCCCCTGTATAAAGCCTTATTAGAAAAGCAGAATCACTCTATGGGGGAGAAGTAAATATTATCAACTTAA